ACCGTTACCGCCGATGACTCGGGGGCGATTACCAAAATAAACAAGTTAGGTAATGAGATAAACACGGCGGGCGATGCTTCCAAAAGTTGGATTAAACAACTGGGTGAATTAAAGACTCAGCTCGGCCAACTCGACCCGAAATCGGCTGAATGGGCTGATTTGGCGATTCAGTACAAAGAGCTCGGAGGTTCGGCTAAAGTTGTGAGCCAATCATTCGAGGAATTAAAAGCCCAATCGGCTGGCGTTGGTAGTGCGATTCCAAGCGAGCCTGTTAAGAATTTTCGCCAGCAAATTAAGGAGCTCACGAATGAACTCCAAACCACGCGGCTCGATAAGACATCGGACGAATACCGAGCGCTTGTTAATCGGCTCGAGCAAGCGAAAGACGCACAGGCTGATTTTAACGAGAATATAACTGCCAACGCGGGGCCAGCATTACAGGGCCTCGGTAACAACCTCGGGAATTTAACGAGCCGCCTCGGCCAACTCGATTTTAGCGGTGCCGCCGATAGCATTAATGGCCTGAGCAAAAATATTAAAGGCCTGAATTTTAAAGGCGCCAGCGAGGGCGCGGGGGATTTTGGTAAATCGATTGTTGGACTCGGTAAGGCTCTCTTAACGAACCCGATTTTTTTGATTGGCTCGGTGCTGGCGTTACTCATTACCAACTTTGATAAACTCGCCAACGTGGTGCCCGCCCTCGGGATTGCATTCGAGGTAATCGGTGCGGTAATCGGTGCGGTAAAGGATGCAATAACAGGTTTTACCGATGCCATCGGCTTAACCGCCGTGGCCGCCGCTGATGCAGTAGATGGGGCGATTGGTAATCTTGAGGACAAACAAAAGACTCTCGACAACGCTCGCCGTTTGGCGGTTGCCAACGCTCAAAAAACGGGTGGCGATGTCGCGGCCGTAAACGCTGAGTATCGTCAAAAAGAGATCGCCGATAATAACAAGCTAATCGCTGATATAAACGCGCTCGAAAAAAAGGGCGTGAAGCTAACCGCCGACCAAATCGCGGCGAGAAAAAAGTTAATCGACCAAAACACCGAAACCGCAATTAAGGCGGCTGAAGAGGAAGCCGCCGCCGTTCAAAAAACGCGCGAGGATGCGGCAAAAGAGGAAGAAAAGAGGCTCGAGAAAGCCGAGCAAGCGGCTGAGAAAGCGCGTGAAAAGGCAAAGCAAGCGGCCGAGGCTCGAAAGGCTCGCGAGGCCGAGGTAACTGATGCGATAAAGCAAGCCGAGGAAACCCGTTTTCAAAATACTCTCAGCGCTGAGGATCGCGAATTGCGACAGGTTGAGTTAAAGTACCAGCAATTAGTTGAGAAAGCGGGTAAAAATACCGAGCTCATTACTCAACTCGAAGAGCAACAATTCCTCGACCGCCAAGCCATACGCGATAAATACACGGCTGATGAAATAGCGGCTCAGGAGGCGGCCGATGCAAAGCTCGCCGAGGATAACGCGGCCGCCGCGGCAAAGGCCAACGAGGAACGAATTAAACTCGAGGATCAACAATTCGCGCTCTCGGAGGAAATTCGCATTCGTAACCTTTCGGCAAATGAAGCGAGGAAGGCGAAAGAGTTGCAAGATTTAACGGCTGAGTACGATGCGAAATTATTAATCGCTCAGGGTAACGCCACGCTAACCGCTCAACTCACAACCGAACGAAACGAGGAAATCGAGCGAATAAACAAGGAGTATCGCGATGCCGAAAAGGCCGCTGATGACAAAGCGCAACAAGATAAACTCGATGCCTTTATGAAAACCAGCGACATGGTTTCCAAATCGGCGGCCGATGGCATTTCAACGCTCCTATCTTTGAATGAAGCGTTTTCGGGTAAAAGTGAAGCGAGCCAAAAGAAAGCGTTCCAACGTAATAAGGCGCTCCAAATCGCGCAAACATCGGTTAACACTTATCAAAGTGCTACGAGCGCTTACGCCTCACAGGTTATTCCCGGTGACCCTACCTCGGTAGTGCGCGGGGCAATCGCGGCGGCGGCGGCCATCGCGGCGGGTTTGGCGAACATTGCAAAAATTAAGGCCACCACTTTCTCGAGCCCAGCTCCGAGCGGTGGAAATAACACCTCAACAGGTGGCCTCGGTGGCGGTGGTGAGTTGGCCGCGACTGGCGTTGCATCGAGTGGCGTTCCACAATTCAACCCACTTGGAAATTTAGGCATTGACAACCAACCGGGGCAAATCCAACCCGCTTACGTTTTGGCCTCCGATATTGCATCGAGCATGGAAGCCCGTTCGAAAGTTGAGGACTTGAGCCGTTTATAAATCAAAAAGCCCCCACCGTTGTAAGGGCTTAATGACTAAAATTAATCGAAAATGGAAAATTTTCGAGGCTAATATAAAAAACAAATGGATAAAAAGAAAATAGTAAAGTGCGTTATTGATGAAGGCGGTAAACTCGGCGTGGGTGCAATATCCCTCGTAGAATTTCCAGCCATCGAAGAAAATTTCATTGCACTCAACGCGGTGAAACTCGCCAGCGTGAATAACGAAAGGCGCATGCTCTACGGCCCCGCGCTGATTCCGAATAAGTACATTTTGCGAATCGACAAAAATACGGGCGAGGATTATTACATTTATTTCGATGCCGCCACGATCGCCAAATGCGCGCATTTGTACCTGAAGAAAAACCTCCAGCATAACACCACGCTCGAGCACGAATTTTCGGTTATGGGTTGCCCAGTTGTTGAGAGCTGGCTTATCGAGGGGGAAAAGGATAAAGCCTACCATTTCGGGCTAACGGCTCCCGTTGGTTCATGGATTGTGGGGGTAAGCATTACGGACGATGAAATTTGGAATGAGGTAAAAGAGGGCACGTTCAAAGGCTTTTCAATTGAGGGGCATTTTAACGAGCTCGCGGTGCAAATGCATGCAGTCGATTTAGAGGCTGAAATTTTGCGCGAGATAAGCGCTTTGGTTGCTGGGCTTTTCGATTAATTTAAGTATAGAGTTTAGTGGTAAACAAGAAAGCCCCCAAACGAGGGGGCTTTTTTGCACAATAAACATCACTTACCACACATCTTTCGAATCGTTGACAATAGTACGAAAAAGGGAAAACGGTTTTGATTCCGTTTTTTCAACAAAATAATATACTAATGTCAAATTTGAAAGAATCAATTAAGGCGATTTTCCAAAAGTTCGCCGTTGACCCTAAGGCATATGGTATTAACCTCGAAACTGAGGTGGCATTGGAAACCGAAGGTAAATTGAAAGATGGCACTCCTATTTATACGAGCGCCGAATCATTTGCCATCGGCGTTGATGTCTACACCAAAGATTCCGAGGGTAATAACGTGCCAGCGGCTCAGGGTCGTTACGAGCTCGAAACGGGCGAATTCATTGATGTAAATGAATTGGGGCAAATTGCCGAAATGGGCATCCCTGAAATGGAAGAGGAAATGTCTTCCGTGGATCTTCTAAACGCCATCGAAAAGCTCACCGAGCGAGTTTCTTCACTTGAGGGTGAGAACACAACTCTCGCCGCTGAATTGGCCGCAATCAAATCTGAAAAAGACAAAGTTGCTGGGCAATTGAACACGACTAAGGCCGAGCTCAGCGCGCTCAGAAAACAACCCGCCGCACCTTCAGTAAAGGAAAACAAAACTCGCGTGGCTTTGAGCACCGAAAAGGAAAAGCCTTTTTCTCAAATGACTCTTCGCGAGCGCATCATCAAAAATATCGAAAACATTAAATAAAAATTAGCTATGGCTACGACTACTTCGTTAACTACAACTTACGCTGGAAAATATGCTGGTGAGTATATTAAGGCGGCGTTCCTCGCGAACGAATCTCTGCAACACGTTACCGTAAAAGAGAACATCGATTACAAGCAAATCGTAAAAAAGCTTGTTGACAATATCACGTTTGAAGCGCCTACATGCGACTTCACGCCACTTGGCACCGTGACTATTACCGAGCGCGTTTTGACACTTGAGAAATTCCAAGTTCAGCGCAACTTGTGCAAGAACACTTTCCTCGCTGATTGGGGCGCTAACTACGTTCAAAACGGCGAGCTCGAGCCAGCATTGGCTGAAACGTTGATCGCTAACATGCTCGAGGGCATGGCCGCGAAAAACGAGGAAATTTTGTGGACTGGTGCAAACGCAACCGCTGGCGAATACGATGGTCTTTTGACATTGATGAACGCGGGCGGTTCGGGCGTATTGTTTGTTTCAACCCCAGTTGCTATCGACTCAACAAACGTAATCGCGAAAATAGCGGCTACCGTTGCAACCTCACCAACGGCGGTGAAACGTTCAACTGAGAAGCCTGTTATTTACATCGCTCAAAACGTTTGGGAGGCATTCATGCAAGCGAGCGCGGCGGCTGGTAATGGCTGGTATACTTATGGTGGCCCTGAGATGCCTAAGAGCTACCTCGGTTATCAGTTGGCAATTTGCCCGGGTATGCCCGATGACACCATCGTAATGGCTCAGAAGAGTAACCTTTGGTTCGGTACAAACATCCTCAGCGACTGGAATAACATTCAGGTTGTGGACATGGGCCAATTTGCCGAGGACAACGTTCGTTTCTCAGCTAAGTTTTTCGCTGGTGCTCAGTTCGGAATCGGCAACGAAATTGCCGCTTACGGAACATGGTTCTAATTAAAAATAACGGGGGTGTAAAAGCCCCCATTTAAAAAAATAATCACATGGCTTGTTTGCTTGAAAGAGGCTTTTTGCTCGAATGTAACGAGGGGGTCGGCGGGGTTAAAAACGTGTATATCGCCAATTGGGAGTTTTTCTCAAGCGGTGTTACAATCGACCCAGCGACAGGATTAATTGACGGCTTACCGGGCACCGCTGGAAGCGTTGATGTTTTCCAATACCAACCAAATAGAAATACGGGAGCGGTTACAATTGTACCGACTGCGAACCTTGAAAACGGAACGCTTTATTACGACCAATCAGTCGAGGTAACTCTCGGCAAATTGTCGAACACAAAAAAGAAAGAGCTCGAGAATATGAGCAAGGCGAAATTGATTGTGTTCGTTCAACTTTACGACGATCAAATCGTTTGCGTTGGTCGTACCGATGGCGCTTTCCTCACGACTGGTTCATACCAATCGGGTAAGGCTAAGGGCGATTTGAACGGTTACCAGTTTACGTTGAACGCTCAGGAGCCGGGACAACCCGATTTCCTCGAGGCGTATACCTCGGTGCCTTTCGACAACTTCACAGGGATTACCGTTGTGAATTCATAAGAATCGATTTTGGGTTAACTTTAAAACGGGGTGGGTGTTTGCCCGCCCCTTTTTTGTAAAGATGAACTATTTAGCAACCAATCAAGCGGGTCAAATACTGCGACTTTCACTTAATGAGAGCCGCCAATATTTCGCAACCGCGTTCACTCATTATTTGCTAATTTTAACCCATGAGGAAAATTCCACAACGGGAACCGACCTCGCTCAGGTGGCCACTATTTTTAACGAAAATCAGCGCATCACAACGCTAATCATTACAACCGTGCCTCTCGACCTTTCGGGGCGTTACAGGTATGAGGTTTATGGCCAAAATTCAGCCGTAAATTTGAACCCGTTGGATGCATCGGTTGTGGGTTTATGTCGCATTGGTTGGCTCGACATGACTGATAACGCCACGTTCTACGATGTGCCCACTATTATAATAAACGACGATATTATTTACAATGGATAAATACAAAAGCTCGGTAAGTGTGAAGCTCGCCGATTACACGGTTATAAGTTCAGCCGAGAAAACCGATCGCGGCGGGTGGGTGAATTTCGGGGTAAACAATCTTTTCCCCCAGTACCTCCGAGAGCTCGCGCAAACGGGCGCGGTACATGGCTCGCTTTGTATTTCCATTGGCGATATGATAGCGGGCAAATCGCTCGAGGCTGGCGTTTACAACCGCCGCTTAACCGAGCTCGATGCTTACGAGGTTTTTTATGGTTGCGCCCATGACTACAAAAAATACGGCGGCTTTTACATGGAGGTTATATACACCTACGACCGCGAGAGCGTGGCGAGGTTGCGCCATATTCCATTCGAGGAATGTAGACTCGGAGTGAGTGGGGAAGATGAAGAAATTACGGGCGTATGGCATTCGAATGATTGGGCGGCTCCAAAGCGCAAAAGGAATAAGCCTGAATTTATCCCGCTTTACAACGTGGCGAAAAAGAGCGAGGAACCTCGCCAAATTTATTACTGTTTCAATTACACCAGCGGTCAATTTTACCCGCGCCCCGATTATTACTCGGCGATTAATTCGATTGAACTCGCAAAGGAAATCAGCGTTTATCACATCAACAATATCGTCAATGGCTTAATGCCTTCCTTTATTGTTTCGATGTTTCAGGGTGCGCCCGACCCCGACCAGCAAAACGACATCAAACGCGATTGGGAGCGTGAGTTAACAGGGGCAAAAAACGCGGGTAAGTTTATAATGACTTTCAACGAGAGGGATACGCCGAAACCCGATATAATAACCTTTCCGCTTTCTGATGCCGATAAGCAATACCAATTTTTGAGCACCGAATCGACCTCGCTTATAATGGTAGCGCACCGCGTAACCACTCCTTTACTTTTTGGAATTCGCGATGTCGCTACGGGATTCGGTTCGAATAAAGACGAAATGGCGGTTGGCCTTGAGATTTTCACTAATCAGGTTATCGAGCCCGCTCAACGCAAAATATCAAAAGCGTTTGAAGAGGTTTTGTCATTTGAAATGCCCGGCATCAAAATAACCGTGGTACCAAACACCCCTCTAAAAATGCAAGTGGCCACGGCGGTAACGCCAGCGCTCGCCGCCCAATTTGAGGCTGAAAAAAAAAAGGATTGTTGCTCCGCTGAGGGGGAAAATGTCGAATTGAGTTCGGAGGTTGCCGAGGAATTAATCGCCCTCGGTGAGGATGCGCCCGAGGGTTATATCTTAATCGATAGTTACGAGGTAGACTACGAGAATGACGATCTCGAAAACGAGGAATTATTGAAAATCGAGGCGCACGAACTGGCGGTTTCCACAGGTTCGGCAAAAGCGATGGCGCCAAGCGATCAAGACGAAACCAATTACGCGGGCGTTACCTTTATGACTCGCTACCGCTACTTTGGAAGATCTTCGAGTAATCGCCCATTTTGCGCTAAAATGCTGGCGGCCGATAAACTTTACCGAAAAGAGGATATCGAGGCCATGGAAAATAAAGCGGTAAACCCAAAATGGGGGCCAAATGGAACCGATTATTATTCGATATGGCTTTATAAGGGCGGAGGAAATTGCAACCATGCATGGCGAAAGGAAACGTTCATTAATGCCAAAGGAATAAACCCACTCGCTAACGATGCCCAGCGTATCGCAGTAGCAAAAGCGGCTAAGATGGGTTACCGCGTGAAAAACGATGAACTGGTGGCATTGCTTCCAATCGACATGGATTATAACGGGTTTTTACCGACTAACCCCGTTTATGGAATAGAGGGCAAAAATTATAGACGATAAAACAATGGCTGAAATACTTTTGATTTCCGATGTGTATATTAAAAAGTACACCAATATAAATGGGGCGGTTGACCCTAACCTACTTTACCCCTCCATTTATTTGGCTCAGGATAAACACCTCTCGCCGTATTTGGGAACGAGCCTTTACGAAAAGATTAAAACCGACATTGAAAATAACACGCTCGCGGGGGCATACCAAACGTTAGTGGAGGATTATGCCCGCCGAGTTGTGTTGTGGTGGACAATGGTTGAGGCCGCGCCTACTTTGACTTACAAAGTTGATAACGGTACCATGGTACAAAGAACCTCGGAGGATTCAACTCCCGTTGGCGATGTGATTTTTAAGGATCAACTCGCGCGCTGGCAACAAAACGCCGAGTATTACACCAGCCTAATGGTAGATTGGTTGTGCGCGAATTCGAGTTTATTGCCCGAGTATTCGAATAACCAATGGCCTCAACGTGCCCCGCTCGGCTGGCGTAAGGGTTCGGCGAGTTACATTTTCAGTTCGGGCAATACTGCGAGCTCGCGAACGGGGCCTCGTTACAACTCAATTAATCAGATTCCTTAATGAAAGCCGAAAGTAAAAGCGCCTCAAAACGCCGTTTATACCTCGAAGCGTTGCAACGCTACGAAAAACAATTGCTATCTAAAACCAAAAAAACCAAATGAGTTTTTTCGAATATCTTTCCGAAATAGTGAGCGATTCGGCGAGTTGGGTTATGGGGATTATAATCGGTATACTCGGCAAAATCAGTTATGAAATATACATGAAAAGAGCGCTCTCAGTAATGCAATGGGTGGCCGTTATCGGCCTCTCGGTTTTTTGCGGTTATCAAACTGCGATTTATTGCCAGTTGCACGGGCACGAATCCGAATCCACTTGGGCGGTGCCAATGGCTACGTTAATGGGCGAGAAAATGTTCATTTACGTTATGAGTAATTACAAAAGAATTTTCACGGGAATTCTCTCGTTTTTCATGCCCAAAAAATGAGCAAGAAGAACCCTGATAAAAAACCCATTGGCGAGCGCATTAAGGGCTCAAAATTCGGCGTATTTATTCGGGATAAGGTAAAGCCTGTCGCGGGCGATATTCTCGAAATAGCGGGCGATATTACAGGCATTCAGGCGCTGGAAACGGTGGGCGCGTACCTCAACGGCCAAAAGCATAAAAGTGATGAGCATAACGCGTTAGCATTGGAGTTCGAAAAGATGCGTTTAAACTTTGAGCTCGAGATGACGAGGCTCGATATGCAAACCGAGCTCGAGTATTATAAAGCCGAGGTTGCCGATCGCGATTCGGCGCGGGTACGCGAGGCCGCTTTTTTAAATGCAACGGGTAAACGCGACTGGTTAATGGGTGCCGTGGTCATTGTTGGCCTCACTTTAACCGTTGGCGTGGTGCTCTCGTTAATCTTTGTCGTTATACCCATCGAGAATCAACGCCTTGCCGATATGACTTTTGGCTCGGTGCTCTCAATTGGTACCTCGATTTTTGCTTACTACGTTGGGAGCTCAAGAGGCTCAGCCATGAAAGATAAATTATTGCACAATGCCAAGCCGTAACCTGAAAGATTGCGATTACCGACTGCAACGGGCGTACACTTTGGCCGCTCGCGAGTTTCGTTTGCAATACCCCAGCGACCCCCAGCCATTTTTAACGTGCACTTTTAGGAGTAACGAGGAACAAATGGCTCTTTATGCGAAAGGCCGAACCGCTCCGGGTAAAATAGTCACAAACATTCAAGCCAACGGCAAGCATAACCGCACACCAGCACAGGCGTTCGACATTGCATTTAAAAACGAAAACGGGGCCCTCGATTGGAGCCCCGAATTATTCGAGAAATTTGCGGCTATTGTGAAAGCCAATTTCAATGGAGTTGTGAAATGGGGCGGCAATTGGAAATCCTTCCGCGATTTGCCTCACTTCGAGGTTTAAAACCTGAGGTAAATTTCATTTCCTGTGAGTTGGAAAAGTTCGCCGCTAATCCTTTTGTGCTGGCGAATATCGTTGGCGTTACTCGACCACAATAACTCATGGCGCTCTTTTCTCAACTTCATAATTTTTGCCACGGTGGCGAAATCGTACATTCTCGGTTTCATTTTTAAAAGGGTAAATCGTCATTATTTCGCGGCTTCTCAATTATTCCCTCGGGCTTAAAACTCGCGCTCGTTGTGTCGATTGCCTCCACTTTAAGGCTCAGGAATTTTTTTCCCGTTTTGGACTCTTTAATCCAGCCAGCAACTTTCAATAGTTGGTTATGCCATTTCAACTCACCACGGTAATCGGGCTGATTCGGTGCGGTTTTTTTCTCGTTTTTGAAGAGGCTACCTTGCCCCTCTTTTTGTTCGAAATTACTCATTTTATTTGGGTTTTAAATTATACATTGGGTCGTTTGTGAGCTCGTAAAGTTCGGCCATTATTTCCCACATTCGAGCGTTATCCTTCACGCATGGGCGCAAGGAGCGGTGAACGGTGAGAATCCACAACTCGCGCTTTAAGATTGTGATTTTAGGGTCTTCACTTTCCATTTATACTGCTCAATTAGTTGTTTGATTTCCTCAAGTGAAAGCCTCAACGGCTCGTTTCTCAGCACCATTAACTTACTCGCCCGCTCAAAACCGATTCGCTCGGTTAGTCGCGGGGCGTATTCGAGCAAGTTGCCGTGTTTATGCTGGTTACATTCCACGCATTGTGCGTGAACGTTGTCCTCGTTAAACCTCAAGTTGGGGTAACTACCAACCGAGTAAAAGTGCCCAGCATCGTATTTCACGGGGAGCGGTTTTCCACATGAAATACACGGCTCTTTTGAATCTCTGAGGCGAATGAATTCATTAAACACCTTTTGCAACTCTCGGCGGTACGCGCTCACGCTTTTTATATTCTCGCGCATTTGGCGTATTTCCCGCTTTGCTTTTTTTCTCTCAGCCATTCGCCCCCATTCGATTAGGCATTGAGGTTTTACGCAAGTGGCTTGAAGGCTCGAATAAGTTGGGGTGAACGGTGTTTTACAAACCTTGCAACGTTTCATATTACGGCTTTCTCGATTAATGCTTTGAACCTGTGAATACTTACCGGGAGCGAGTTCACTTGTTTACTGGCGGTACGCCAGCGATCGTTTACTCGCCCGATTACTTTACACGTTCCATTTTTCGCGTGGAACAAAACGCGGTTAGTGTTTACGATGTCAAAAGAGCCATCGGAGTTTTTAAAGATTCTCATATTTTTCAATTGCTTTAAATATTTCATAAACCACTTGAGGAACGATTGCGTTGCCATACGCTTTTATAGATTCATTTCGCCACTTTGAAAAGGTAATTCCGTCCAATTCGGTGGGAAGCCCATCATCTCCCCCACAAATCGGGGATTGAGTTGGGAAGATGTCCCAGTTTGGGCGAATTGGTCGGGTAGTGAATTGTTTTTTTCCCTCCCCTTTTTCTCCAGCGTTTCCTTCGTGCGCGCGCCCTTGTAATCTCTCGTTGTCGGTGTGCATAGCATTCTCGTTAATGTCATTGAATGCATCGAACCCGGTTTCACTTGGGTGCTTTTCATGTTCGCAGTCGCGTTGGTTGAGTCCATTGCCGTTGGCGTTGGTAGCATCCCCATCATTAATTTTTGAGCTTCTGGTGTTTTCATCGCAACTGCATCCTGTAGCGTTATTTGATGCCCATTTTGATTTGTTCGCGCACCTCGGATTGATGCATCGGGCGTAGGCAACAAACCAAACTCGCTCTCGTTGGTGCGGGGCATTGACCGCGCTCGCAGGTATAATAAAGGGCGCGACTTGATACCCAAGATTTTCCAAGTCAGTACACACCTCGTTGAATACCAACCCTCCATTCCAATTAGTAAGCCCGCGAACGTTTTCGCCCACAACGTAACGCGGGGCAACCTCTCTAATGACTCTAAGCATTTCGGGCCATAAATGGCGTTCGTCTTCTTTTCCAAGTCGCTTTCCTGCGCTTGAGTATGGTTGGCATGGGAATCCCCCTGTGAGAATATCAATTGTGTTTGCATATTTTGTAAAATCACTTTTGGTTATATCAGTAAATAATTCTGCATTAGGCCAGTAATGTTTTAGGACACGTTGCCCGAATGGGTTCCATTCACAATGGAAAACATTTTCCCATCCCATCCACTCGGCCGCGAGGTCAAAACCTCCGATTCCCGAAAATAATGAGCCGTGCCTCATAGTTCAAAGTAGTTTTCAGGTTCGATTCGCTGGGTGTCGGTGTAATGCATAGTTTCAGGCGTGAAATTTATGTTCACGAAACCAGTTCGGCCGTTTCGGTGTTTGGCGATTATGAACTCGGCGGTGTTAATACCCGAATTCTTATCGTAATAATCCTGTCGGTAAAGGAAGGAAACGACATCGGCATCCTGTTCGAGGCTTCCTGAGTCGCGCAAATCGGATAACATTGGCCTCTTATCGCTCCGAGTTTCAAGTGAGCGAGATAATTGCGCCAGCGCGATAACTGGAAGGTCGTTTTCCTTGGCGATTAACTTTAAACCTCGCGAAATTGCCGAAACCTCTTGCTCTCGGTTCGCGGTTTTAGACTTGGCCGCCGCTATCAATTGAACGTAATCGATAAAAACCGCCTCAATTTTATGCTTTTCTCTCAGCGTTCGAACCCTCGTTTTGATGTCGTAAACATTCAGCGCCGCGTTATCGTCTATGTAAATCGGAAGGGCGTTTAATTGGTCAACGGTCTGATAGTATTTTATTTTCGCATCGCGATCGAGTCGGTGTTTAGCGAGTTGCTCGGCGTTCAACCCGCTCAGAATCGAAGCCATTCGGAAAACGATTTGAACGCGCGACATTTCGAGGCTAAAAAATGCGACTGGCTTTCCGCTTTGCGCCATGTTTAGCATAACTGATATGGCGAATGATGTTTTACCCATGCCGGGGCGAGCGGCTATGTAAACCAAATCGCTCTTCTGATGCCCACCGAGCACCCCATCGATTGCTCGAATTCCCGTTGGCAATCCCGCCACGCCCGTTTTTTCCCTCGCTTCGATGCTTTCCGAGGTTTCGGGGGTAATAGTGGAAACGTGCGAGCTTTGGCCTTTGAGGTTGTTGCGAATGAGGTCGGTGAGCTCGGTGCTGAATTGGTTGTAAAGTTCGAACGGGTCGGTTTCGGGCGAAAGTGCGAGCTCAGCCACACGGGCGGCGCTTTTGGCGAGCTCTCTTTTCAAATACATTTCGGTAAGTGTGAGCGCCCACGTTTCAAGGTTGGCCGTTGAGCTAACGCGGTTGGTTAGCTCGGCCACATAGGCGGGCCCCCCGGCGCTGGTGAGTTGTTTTCCCTTTCTTAGCGTTTGGGTTACGGTTAAAATATCAATTGGCTGATTCTCATTTTTGAGTTTTAGCACCGATTCCATTACAAGCCCATTACGCGGGTCAAAAAACTTTTCTGAGGTAAGTATACCCTCAACACGTTTGAGTGCGTTAAAATCGAGCAAAATAGCTCCTAAGATGATTTTTTCGAGCTCGGTGTCATTCGGCGGTAAAAATGTCGTTAAGTTCATCGAGTTGGGTGTAAGTGTGTGTGTGAGTTAAATTTTCATATTGTCGGCCTTCATTTCGGGGGGTTGCTGGCGCTTCGAGCCACCGCCCGCCTCTCATCTTTTGCCTCCAGTTTTTAACGGGTGAACCTTTCGCATCGCACCAATTCCCATCGGTGTAATACTGCCAAGCCTTCGCCCCTTGCTCAGGCGTTGAACCTTGCTCGGTGAACCATGCTTGCACCTCGGCGAGGGTTGGTGGTTCGAATTCTTTTTTTATAGATTTTTTTTCTTTAGTAACATTTACATTACCATTTACATTACCATTAACATTTACATTAACAGGTAGATTTGCTATGGTTTGCTTAGCATCTTTAGCATTTGCTACCATTTGCTTAGCTTTGCTTAAACCTCCTTTTTGCCCCGCCTCTTTTCGCACTTGCTTAACGCGCTCCCATTTCTCGGCATCGCGCTCCCATT